CCGACTCGGCCGCCGTCGAGGACTGGTACGCGGAGGGAGTGTCCGTCGCGCTGGCCTGGCAGGAGGACGGCGCGGCCGTGGTGAGCGTCACGACACACGATGACGTCGCCGGCGCCGCGGCGGCCGTCAAGGCGTCAGGGTTCAAGCGCCGGCGAGTACTGGCCGGCGCGTCGATCGCGGACAATCTGAGCTGGCGTGTGGAGGGCCTCCGCACCACGCCACAAAAGGGCACCGTCCGCGCCGCAGTCGAGGACTTGGGGCGCCTGCTCACAGATGGTGTCCTGGCCCACGACGGCGGCGCCGACCTGGCCGCCCAAGTGCTCGCGCTCCGTACGTCGCCTGGCGTGGACGGGCCGCGGCTACGGAGCACAGCACCCGCCGGCGCCGTCAAGGCCGCCGTATGGGCCGCCAGCGAGGCCCGCAACAGCAAGCGACACGCCGTCGTCGTGCTCTGAGACTTGCCTGTCGGGTGGGTGTGGCAGTATGACCGCCGTGAGATGGCCCTGGACGCGCGATGCGCGTGACCCGAGGAGGGAACAGGATGAGCCAGAGAACCTGACGTCGATAGGTGACTCGGCCGTCGCGGGATACTTCGGCGCGGCGCCGACGATGGCCGGCGTGGTCGTCAACGAACGGTCCGCGCTGGGCGTCTCGGCGTTTTGGCGGGCCGTAATGCTGATCGCCGGCACCATCGCATCGCTGCCACTCCCCACGTACCGCGACACCTCGGAAGGTCAGCGGCAGCAAGTGAAATCGTGGGTCGACGACCCCGGCACGGAGGACGGGCAGACGCCGTACGAGTGGAAAGAAACGTGTCTGCTGCACGGCCTGCTACACGGGAACATGTACTTGCAGCACGTCTACAACGGTGCGGGGGCGATGGTGGGGGCCACGCCGCTGCACCCGCTGGCCGTCGAGCCGTCATGGGAGCGCCGGCCTGACGGTTCGTACACCGGTCGAAAGCTATTCGCCGCCACGGGCGCAAACGGCCGCCGGCGAATCTTCACCCAAGACGATATGACGCAAGTAATGGGTCCGTCCCTCGACGGGCTCCGCGGCCTGTCCCTGATCGGGGTGGCGCGGCAATCATTCGGGACCACCATCGCCGGCGACCGCAGCGCCGCGCGAATGTTCGGCAACGGCGCGATGATCGCCGGCCTCGTGTCCACGGAGGAAGATGTCGACGACGACGAGGCCGAGGAAATAAAGGCCGGCCTCGACCGCAGGGTGGGCGGCTGGGAGAACGCCGGCGAAGTTGCGTTCGTCAATCGGAAGCTAAAGTTTTCGCCGTGGACAATGCCCGCCAGAGATGCCCAATTCTTGGAGTCGCGCCAATTCCAAATTGAGGAAGTCGCGCGGTGGACAGGTGTCCCGCCGCACCTGCTCATGCAGACGGAAAAGCAGACGTCGTGGGGCACAGGCGTCGCGGAGCAAAACCGCGGCCTAGGCCGGTTCACGTTGCTCGGGTGGACAATGCGGTTTGAGCAGAGGATTTCGCGGCTACTGGGCGCGCCGCGGTTCGTAGAATTCGAGTTCGCTGGCCTCGAACGACCCACGCCCGAGGAAGAAATCCGGCTGCTCATCGAGCAGGTAAAGGCCGGCCTGCTCACAGTGAACGAAGCGCGCCGCATTCGCAACCTGCCACCCATCGACGGCGGGGACGTGCTCCGTGTGGCCACCACATCAGAGCGCGAGCTAGAGGAGGCCCTGGCGTGACCTACGGGTGGACAGGAACCCTCGAACGGCTGGCGGCCCGCGGACGGGCCATGACCGCCGGCCGTGACGCCGCACACCGCGGCACATGGGCGCAGAGCCGGGACTGGTGGAAGGTCGGCAACACGGCCGGCGACCGCGCCGAGGTATTCATCTACGGGTACATCGGAGACGACTGGGCCGAGGAGGACGTCACCGCCGCGTCGTTCGTGGGCGCGCTCCGGGGCATCACAGCGCCGGCGATCGACCTCCGCGTCAACAGTCCCGGCGGCGCCGTGTTCGACGGCATCGCGATTTACACGGCACTACTCGAACACCCCGCCACCATCGACGTTCACGTGGACGGGGTGGCCGCGTCGGCCGCGTCGTTCGTGTCGATGGCCGGCGATTCTGTGGTCATGGCCAAACCAGCCAAAATGATGATCCACGACGCGTCAGGGATCGTCCTCGGGAACGCTGCAGACATGCAGGCGATGGCAGAGCTACTCGACGAACTGTCAGACACCATCGCCACCATCTACGCGGACCGCGCCGGCGGCCTTACGGCGACGTGGCGGGACGCGATGAAAGCCGAGACGTGGTACTCCGCGGCAAACGCCGTCGAGGCCGGGCTCGCGGACCGTGTGGAGCACGATACGACGGGATCGCCGCCGGAAGATCGGCAGAGCCAATTGATCCGCGCCCGCGCGCGGCTACTCCTGGAAGGGGAGTGACAGTGGACATCGATCAGATTCTCGCCGCGCTGCAAGCCGTCGTGGACGGCGCAGACGGCCGGCCTCTGACGGCCGAGGAGGTCACGCAGTACGAGGGCCTCGAAACGCAACTGGCGACCGCTCGGGCCGACCAGGCCATCCGGGCGCGACAGAACGCGTACACGACGCCGGTGCGGAACGACCTGCACGTCAACGTGGGTGGCGCCGAGCCCGACGAGTTCGCGGACCTCAACGCCGCGTTCACCAACTACCTTCGCACCGGCCGGCCGAACGCCGACATTGCCGAGCTTCGCAACGCACAGGAGGCCGGCTCCGACAGCGAGGGCGGCTACCTCGTGTCGCCAGGGTTCCGTCAGAAGTTGGTGGAGGTCCGCGCCGCGTTCGGTGGCCTGGCCGCGGAGGTCGACGACTTCACCACCGAGCGCGGCGGGCCGCTCGAATACCCGTCCCTCGACGACACCGCCAACTCTGGCGGCATCACGGACGAGGAAGCCGCGTTTGTCGACGGCGACGACCTGGCGTTCGGCACCGTGGCGCTCGGGGCGTTCAAGTACACGTCGACCGGCGCCGGCACCACGACCCCGCTGCGCGTGTCCGTCGAACTGATCCAGGACTCGGAGTTTGACATCGAGGCCCTGGTGTCGCGCGCGCTGGGAACGCGCATCCAGCGCAAGCAGGCCGTGGACTGGGTGAACGGCAACGGCACCACGCTCCCGTTCGGGCTCCTGCACGACGGGCTCACCGCAGACGTCGTGCTCGACGTCGAGGCCACCATCGACTACGACGAGCTACTCGACGTCGAGGCCGCGCTCGACCCCGAGTACGAGCAAAACGCCAAGTGGGTGATGAGTAAGGGCACGTGGGTCGCAATCCGCCGGATCGTCGTCGATGGCCGGCCGCTCATCAACCCGCAGACGATGGGCATCGGCCAGGCGCCGGCGAGGGAACTGCTCGGCTACCCGGTCATCATCGACCAGGGCTGCAACGCTGTCACCGCGGACGGCGTGGCCGGCGGGTTCGCCGCGCTGGGTGACTTCCGCGAGGCGTACGTCATCCGCCGCGTGGCGCCGCTCACGGTCGTCGTCAACCCGTGGTCGCGCGCGAACAACGGCCAGGTGGAGTACGTGGCGTGGGAGCGGGCAGACGGCAACATCCAGAACCGCTCGGCGTACGCCACTCTCGAGAACATCACCACGTAAGCCAACCCTCCCGCGCCGGGAGCTCCACCCCGGCGGCCCCCGTCGTCCGGGGTGGAGCTCCCACACAACCGAACCGACCAACCGACCAGGAAGGAACCGCCATGTTGCTCAGAGACAACCCTGAGGCGCTCAAGGCGTACCAGGAAAAGAAGGCAAAGGCTCTCGCCAGGACGGCGCCGGCCCGCAAGGCCGCGGACCGCAAGAAGGCCGCCCACAACGCCGGCACCACGACGGCGCCAGGCCGGCCGGCGCAGCGCCAGTCCTGACCTACTCGGCGTGACCTGAGAGAAAGGACCGACTGATGGCGTGGGCGCCAGATTACGTGACACTCGCGGAACTCAAAACCTATCTGCGAATCACAGACACCGCGGACGACGCGGAACTGGCGCTCGCCATCACGGCGGCCTCACGGGCCGTGGACGGCTACTGTCGGCGGCAATTCGGCCAGACGGCCGCCGCGGAGGAACGGTCCTACACGGCCTATTACGACCGCCGCGCCCGCGCGTGGGTCGTCATATTCGACGACCTGCAGGACATCACCGGCCTCACTGTGACCGTGGAGGCCGGCGAGGTCGACGACTACACCCTCGAACCCGTGAACGCGGCGCAAAAGGGAAAGCCGTTCGAGCGTCTCCGCGTCAACTCTGGCAGCGCGGCGATGCCCACAAACGAACGGCACGGCGTCACCATCGACGCCGTGTGGGGATGGGACGCTGTACCGGCCGCCGTCGAGCAGGCCACGATGCTGCAGGCGCACCGTTACCACTCGCGCCGGTGGTCCCCGTACGGGGTCGCCGGCTCACCTGACCAGGGCTCGGAAATGCGACTGCTCGCCAGGCTCGACCCCGACGTCGAGTCGTCCCTGTCGAGGGCCAAGCTGTACCGCTGGTGGGCGGCGGCCTGACATGGACCTAGGCGACGTCATGGACGAGGTTTCCACCCGCGTCGACACCATCGCCGGCCTGCGATGCTTCGCGTGGCCACCGGATAGCATCACACCGCCGGCGGCCATCGTCGCGTACCCGGAGGAAATGCAATTTGACGCGACCTACAGCCGGGGCGCGGACACAATGGCGCTCCCGCTGATCGTGGCCGTGGGAAAGGCCCACGACCGATCCACCCGGGACAAAGTGGCGGCCTACTGCGAGGGCGCCGGCGCGACGTCGATAAAGGCCGTCGTCGAGTCGGGCACATACACGGCGTTTGACTCTGTACGCGTGGCCCGCGTCGAGTTCGACGTCGTAACAATTGGGGGCGTCGACTATCTCGCGGCCCTATTCGAGCTAGACATCATCGGAGACGGAGCGTAAGAAAATGGCCAAGGTTCACGGTAAAGTGACGTTCGTCTCCCTCGACGGCGACGACCTCTCGCAGTACTCGGAAAACTCGGAATTGAAGTTCGAGGCCGACGAGCACGACGTCACCACATACGGCAACGACGGGCACGTGTTCTTGGGCGGGCTCACTCACGGGTCGGTCACCATCTCGGGCAAGTACGACTCAACGGCCAGCACCGGCCCGCGGGCCTCTATCCTGCCGAACGTCGGCGCCGTCGTGGAGTTGATCCACCGGCCCGAGGGCACCGGCGCATCCCTGCCCATGGACACCGTGGACGTCCTGGTCAAGAGCTACGTCCAGACCCACCCCGTCGCGGATTACATCATGTGGTCCGTCGAACTGACCATGAGCGGCGACGTCGACTCTACGGCGCAGTCCGCATGACCGCCGTAGAGCACGAGATGCCCGACACGCGGCGCGTCGTCGACCGAGAGGCGCTATTCAAGGCGCGTCTCCCCGAGGAGGAGTACGAGCTACCCGGGCTCGGCACGTTCCGAATCCGCGGCCTGTCACGCGGCGAAGTCCTCGCCGCACAGGCCGACGACCCGCGCCTGGCCGTGTTCGAGCGGCGACTCCTGGCCCGCGGGATCGTCGACCCGAAGCTGACTGAGACCGACGTCGGCCGCTGGCAGGAGGCGTCACCATCGGGCGAAATGGAACCGCTCATCGCCCGAATCCAACTCCTGTCAGGGATCGGACGGGAGGTCGAAAAGGGCGTATACGAGTCGTTTCGACACGAACCCGGAACAGGAATTCGAGATGTACCTAGCGGCGAAACTGACAATGACAGTGGCGCAGCTACGGGAGGAAATGTCGGCTGACGAATTCACGCGCTGGCACGTGTACTTTGCACGGAAGGCGCAACGGGACGAATTGGCGCGGCTACAACAGCAGGGAGGCGTAAGACAGTGAGCGCAACCGGCCTCCCCGAAGGTTCCGTTGTCATCACCCCAAACGAGATGTATCGAGAGATGCAGGATATTGGGCGGAAGGTCGACCACATCTCGGCCGTTATCGACCCCACATTGACGGCGGTCCAGGAAGGCCAAGCGTCTAACCGTGAGCGAATCGCGAAGCTAGAGGGCCAAGTCGCCGCGCTGCAAAACTGGCGATGGTTCGTCCTCGGAATCGCCGCTATCGGCGCGCCGGCCGTGGCCGCGTTGGTTAGCCTCCTGCTCGGGTGGGCGCCATGAGCGCCACAGACCCGATCCACGTCGAAGGGCTCCGCGAGTTTCAAACATCCCTAAAGCGTCTCGACTCTGACATGCCAAAAGTGTTACGGCTGGGCCTAAACGGCGTCGCGGACCTCGTGGTAAACGACGCGACACCACGGATTCCCACGAAAACTGGCCGCGCCCGTAAATCCGTCCGAGCCAAGAGCACCCGCACATCCGTCCGTGTCGCCGGCGGCGGCAAACGGGTACCTTATTACGGGTGGCTCGACTTCGGTGGCAAGGTCGGCCGCAGCCGTTCCGTGGTCCGACCATTCACGAAACAAGGCCGCTATCTGTACCGGTCCTATTTCGCCCAGCGCGACCGGTTTAGCGACCTACTCTCGGAAACGATTGTTGACGTGGCGCGGCAGGCCGGATTGGAGGTCACGACATGAGCAACCCACAGGTAACACTCACGTTCGCCGGCGACCACGACCAACTGACGAAATCGTTTGACAAGGTGGGCGAGTCGTCTAAGGGAATGGCCGACGACGTGGGCCGTTCGTCTAAGGCGTTGCGTGACAGCGGCGACAGTTTCGACCGCGCCGGCGAAGCGTCAGACGCGCTCGACACTAAAGCAATGGGTTTCCGTGACACCCTCACCGGTGTCGAGGACACCGGCCGTGGCGTGGGCATGATGATGAAAGGCGACCTGTTCGACGGGGCGCTAATGCTCGGCATGGGGCTCGGGGACCTAGGCTCCGGGCTCTACAACTTCATCATTCCGTCGTTCAAGGCGCTCACAAAGAACATGCTGGCGAGCGCCGTGGGAACCGCCAGGGCCACCGCGTCGACCGTCGCACACAAGGCCGCCACTTTGGGGTCAACGGTCGCCACAGGGGCGCTCACGGTCGCCCAGCGCGGCCTCAACTTGGCGATGCGAGCCAACCCGCTCGGCCTGGTCATCACGGCACTGTTCCTGATCGGTGGCGCGTTCGTCGCCGCGTACAAGAAAAGCGAGACGTTCCGCCGCATCGTCACCAGCGCCGTCAACGGCGTCAAGGCCGTTGTCCGCGGCGTCGGCGATTTCATCTCCGGGGTGTGGCGCCGCGCGTTCGGCGCCGTCCGTACGGCCTGGAATAGCACCGTAGGCGGCAAGGGCTTTAGCGTGCCCGATTGGGTCCCGATCATCGGTGGCAAGACCTTCCGAATCCCGAGGATGCACACCGGCGGCATCGTCCCCGGGGCGCCCGGGCAAGAAACCGTGGCCATCCTGCAGGCCGGCGAACGCGTCACCCCGGCGAGCAGGGCCGGCGGCCGAACTGTGATCGAGATACGGTCGGGTGGCTCCCGCCTAGATGACCTCCTGGTGGAGTTGCTCACCCACGCGCTAAGGGTCCGCGGCGGGAACGTACAGGCGATCCTCGGGGGCGTGTGATGGCAAAGCACACGGTCACGGTGGAGCTCTACTACGACGACGACTGGAACACCGCGGACGTCTATACGCGCGACGGAATCCGCATCAAACACGGCCGCGCCGATGAGCAGGCGACGGCCGACCCGTCCTCGTGTGAGCTGACCCTGGTGAACCGGGACGCGACCTACAACCCGCGGAACCCCGAGTCGGCGCTCTACGGGAAGATCGGCCGCAACACACCCATTCGGGTGACGGTCGACGGCGCCGTACGGTTCGCCGGCGAGGTCGCGGAGTGGCGGCCTCGACGGGCGCTCGACGACGGCGACGCGTGGGTGGCGCTCACATGCAACGGCGTCTCACGGCGTCTCGGGCAGGGAGCCTCGCCGGCGCCGGCCGCGCTACGGACGCACCTGGCGGCCCTGTCAGACGTCTCGTACTGGCCGATGGAGGCCGGCCCGCTCACAGTAGAGGCGCCCGCTCTTGTGGGTCCTGGCGGCCCTGTGCGGCTCGCAGGGCGCCCAGCGCCGTCCGTGTGGGGACAGGGCAGGCTAGCGGCGTGGATGCCGAACGTGGCGAAGATCGAACCAAAGGACGCCGGCGCCACCCTCCGCGCGGACGTAGAGCAGGCGGATTTCGTCGACAGGTGGGCGTTCGACTTCATGCGATCGGGCGGGTACGGCGCGACCGTGGGCGGAACCGTGTTCGGCGTCGGGTGGGGGGGCAGCGCCACGGGCCTCACGTTCAACGCGCTCGACTCTGAGATCGACCTGACGTTCGGATTTTCGACCCTGGCAACAGTGTCCGTCGACCCGACCCTGTGGGACGACAATCCGCACCATGTGCGGCTCACGGCCACACAGGACGGCGCGGACATCGACTATCAGGTATACGTGGACGGGGTATCTGTCCTCACGCACACAGACACCAGCGAAACCCTGTCAAGGATGCTCACCGTGGAGGCCACAGCCAGCATCACGATCGAGACGGCGCTAGTGACGGGGCACTGGGTGGCCCACGCGACCCCGAGCGACCTGGCAACGGCCGTGTTGGCCGCGTTCGGCTACGCGGGAGAGGCCGCCGGCCGGCGCATCGAGGCCGAGTGCCCCGTCGCATTCACGTCCACAGGTGACCTCGACGACACGACGCCAGTCGGGCCGCAGTACGCCGACCCGACTCTCGAGATTTTGCAGGAGGCCGCAGACGCCGACCTCGGGATACTGCACGACGCTGTGACCGCCGTGGGGCTGCACTACCGCACCCGCGCGAGCATCCAAAACCAGGCGACGCCGGCCGTGCTGGCCCTAGGGTTCACCGCCGGGCACGTGGCGCCCGCTATGGAGCCCGCCACCGACGACCAGCACGTCCGTAACGACGTCACAGCCAAGCGCCGCGAGGGAGGCGAACGGCGCGCCGTAGACGAGGACGGGCCGCTCGGGAGCGACGCGATCGGCCGCTATGACACGTCGGTCACAGTGAACGTCCCTGGTGACGGATTCCTGGTGAATCAGGCCGGCTGGCGGCTGCACCTAGGGACGGCCGAGGACGACCGATGGCCGCGCCTGTCCGTCGACCTCGACGCCGCGCCGTCGCTGGCGTCTGACGCCGCGGACGTCCGCCCGGGGGACCTCATCACCCTGTCCGACCTACCCGACACCATCGCCGGCCCCGACCTGGCGTCACTGATCGTGCAAGGGTGGACAGAGGCCGTCGACTCCCACCGCCGCATAATCACGTTCAACTGTTCGCCGGCCGGCCCCTGGCAGGTAGGCGAATACGAGGACGCGAAAGGCGACGGCAACAAATACGACACCGCCGGCACCATTCGCCCGACTTTCTTTGCTGACATCGACACGACGCAAACCCTGATTTCCTTTGAGACACTGATCGGGCCGCCGTGGACCGAGGACGACGACGAATTCCCATTCGACATCTACTGTGGCGGGGAACGTATGACGGTAACCGACATCGCGCCGACCGCGTTTGGGGACCTCGTGCAAGGGTTTACGGTCGTCCGATCCGTCAACGGCGTTGTGAAAGGTCACCCGACCGGAACGCCGATCAGGCTATGGAATCCGGCAAGATACGGACTGTGAGGGAACGCAATGGGAGTGCTCGCGGGAGAGACGATTATCGCCGGGAAGGTCCCCGGAGAACGTATCCAGACGGCTAAGGCGACGTCGAGTTCGGGGACCATCACCACGACGGAGACTGTCGTCCAGACGATAGTCGCGCCAGTGGTGGCCGGCCGAATCTACAAGATCACGTGGGATGGCAGGATTCACAGCACAGCCAATGGCGACGACGTGGCCGCCAAGATCAGGGAAGATTCCGTGAGCGGCACCGTCCTGCAGGACGTCCTAACCGACATCGCCATTTCCACCCGGTCCTACCGGACACACTTCGAGGGCGAATATACGGCCGACGCGACAGAGGACAAAACGTTTGTGGCGACCCTCGACAGGGACGCCGGCTCGGGAAACATCACAATGTACGCCACGTCGACACAGCCGTGTTTCCTGTACTGCGACTACATTAGGGACGCCTGATGGCCATTCCTGCCGACCCGTTCGCCAGGTATCGGGCATCCGAGTTGGCGCTCGACGACGACGACCCGGTGGCCACTTGGGAAGATGAGGGCTCGGGCGGCAATGACCTCACGCAAGCCACCGCCGGCCTACGGCCGACCTACAAAGCCACCGATGGGCCGGGGGGCGTGGCCTCTGTGCTATTCGAGGGGCACGCGCTACAGAACGACAATTATGCGGGCGGGGAAACCCAACCCAACACCATCATTGCGGTAATGGAATACGTCGACAATAGCTCCGAGACCTACATTTACGACGGCGGGTCTGACGGTTTGCGACATGCCCTAATCCACAACCCCAGCCTAGGCGACACATGGCGGGGATTCGCTGGAAATGTGGTCACCATGGGTGGCGACCCGCAGACTAGCGTGCCGTACCTGCTCACGCTGCGATTCGACGGGTCTGCCTCGACGCTGCACGTAAACGAAACCCTCACCAGCGGGTCGGTAAGCATCGGGAATCAGGAGCTAAACGGGTTCACGCTCGGCAACAGATACAGCCTGGAATACGGTGGAGATTTCTACATTTCCGAAGTGCTCATATACGACCGCGTGCTGGACGCGGAAGAACTGGCCGATTTAGGCGAATACGTGCAAGTGACCTATGGCATCGACCTCGGGTACGAGGTAGAGGACCCACCGGACCCGCCAGACCCGCCGGCGCCGACCAGTCACACGGACCTGTGGGAGTGGCTACGCCACCAGGAGCGCGAGGGACTGCTATGAGCACTCACAGGCCGATCCACAGACTGTGGATAGGAGCGATCGACGCCCCGCCACGCCCCGCGAGTTCTTGACATCACGCACCCGACCCGAGCAGAGTGGCCGGCATGATGAGACAGATGGTGACGCCAACCGAGTTGGCCACCGAGCTAGGCATCCCAGTCAAGACGCTTGCCGAGTGGCGCAGTCGCGGACTGGGACCCGCCTACGTGAAGGTTGGCCGGCACGTCCGTTACCGCCGCGAGGCGATCGACGACTGGGAGGCCGCACAGACCAGACAACCCGCCGGCGAGGCCGCGCCGACAGACGGCACGCTCACGCCAGCGCCGGCACGACGCAACGGAGGGACGTACACACGATGAGCCTCGAACACATCGACGTACCACCAGGAAGGGCCGCCCAGTCCCTATGGTGCGACCGCAACTGGCACGACGGCACCTGCTGCCCCGGCAGCGCCGAGTCGTGGGAGCGCCCGTGGACGTCCGCCGGCCGGCCCCGTGCCGCGCGGCGGGCCGAATCGGCCCACGACCGCGGCGACCACTCCGCGTGTAACCGCAACTGCGAGCACACGCTATGAGCGGCGACCAGCGGCCCACCAGGAGGAGCAACGCGCTCGGCGTCGGGATCCTCGCAGTCCCGTTGACGCTCCTGGCGTACGCGCTCCTAGGGTTCGCCGGGGTGGAGCTCTGGCAATTCCTCGTCGAGCACAGCGCCGACGTCGAGCCCGGGTGGATTCGCCTGGCCCGCGAGCGCGCCGCGGAATGGTGGCTCCGATGAGCGAGTTTGTGAGCATCGCCTGGCCCGCGCTCCTGGCCCTGGCCGGCTTCCTCGTGCTCATCGCACATGCCACGTGGGATCACCGCCGGCGATACCCGCGAGGCCGGTACAGCGTCCGATTCGAGGGGCCGCTCGGCATCCTCACAGCCGAGCACGTGCTCACCCCGGAGCAGGCCCGGGACATCGCTCGACGCTGGGCGGCCGACGATACCCGCGAGCAGACGTATGCCGTCCTCGGGCCACAGCCGGCGCGCCCCGACCCCGGCGACCCGGAGCACGCTGAGCAACTACAGCGCGCCATGAGGTCCGCACACTCGCGCGGCCTCCACCGCGGGACGACAGTGCTAGTCCCAGCTTGCCCCGACTGCGCCGCTGCGCCGGGCAACGCGTGGGCGCGCGTGGGCTGGGCCGAGGATGGCTACGTGGACGATGCGGGCATGTACCGCAGCCGGCGCCACCCGGGGCGGGCAGGATGATCCACCTAAAGAAAGGCCAACGGATCACCTACCCCGTACACCGGTGGATCGACAGCGAATACCGGCGCCTCGAACGGCGCGGCACGGTGTCGAAGATCGAGGCTGAGCGCGTCCGTGTCGTCACAGACTTCGACGGCTGCCTTGTGTGGATGCCACGCAAGACCGTGAGGCCGCTATGAGCCCGGGCCTGCTGATCGCGCTGGGCGCCGCGTTGGCGTGTGTGGCGGTTGGCATCGGCGTCGGCGTGCTCGCGTCACGGTGGTTGTTCGGGGGCAGGCAATGACGGGCATCCAGCACCGTTGGGACTGTCCCGTGAGGCGCGCCGGCGCGGCGCCGTGGGAAACGGTCGTCGTCGTCGGGACCACCGACGTCCGCCGGTGCCGGCACTGTCACAGGGCCGCGGCCGTCACTGTCATCGTCCACACAGAGGAGGCGCAACAGCCATGACGTACGTCTACACCGGGCCGTCGACACTGGCCACGATCGGCATCGCCGTTATCGCGGCGGTCGTCACCGCCGCGGCCCTGTACGGCCTGTGGTGGCTGGAAGGATGGTGGCTCGAACGCCGCCAGGAGCCCGGACCCATCGACCCCGGCGTGGACGGGGTGATGATCGACGCCGGCGACCACGACGAGCCGTTTCCTGACGGCTGGCACGGGCACGGGGACCCGGCGGACGGCTACTGCACGGACGGCGCCTGCTCGCACACAGAGCCGGGGTGGACGCCATCGCCGGCGGACGTCGAGCTAGGCCGGAAACTGACCCGGGAACGCTTCGGCGTTACCCCAAACTAGAGGAGGGCAAGTGAACAAGATCATTGCATGGATGCGGCGCGTGGCGGGCATCGAGCCTGTCTACGTCCGTACGTACATCGGCGCAATCGTCACGGCCGCCGCGGCGTGGGGTGTCGAACTGGCACCGTGGGCCTCGCCCGTCGAGACGACGCTGCAGCAGGCGATCGTGATCGCCGGCCTGACGCTGACGATCATCGGCGTACGCGATCGAGTAACCCCGACCGCCGCGGTCGTCGCCAGGGTCGACGACCCGTCCCTGCCGACCCACAAGGTCGCATACCTCGCCGGCGGGTACAGCGAGGTCCCCACAGGCGCCCGTGTGGGCCGGCTGTCGTCCCTAGACACCCTGACCCGCGTGGATCACGTAGGAGGGCCGCACCAGTGACGACCTACCACGCACGCGGCGAGTGGACGTCCACAAAGGCGTCAGGGGACACCCTGTCAGGCACCCTGCTCCGTGGGGTCGCCGTTCACTGGCCCGGGACGTCGCAGGACGTCATCGGGGACCCGGGAAAGGACAAGATCGCGGAACGGCTGCGCCACTATCGCGACTATCACGTGAACGATCGAGGCTGGCGGGATATCGGCTACAACGTCGCCATTGACCAGGCCGGCCGCGTGTGGATGCTTCGCTCTACACAGTGGAAGGGCAACATGGTCGGCGCACACTGTGCGTCGCCGGCGAACCGTGACGCCAACCGCGAATATGTCGGCGTGTTGCTCCTGCTCGGGGACGAGGAACCGCTATCGAGCGCGATGGTCGCCGCATTCCGCGACTGGTACCGGAACCGGTTCCTACCCGCCTACCCGGGCCGCACAGACGTCCGCCCACATGGGGAGGTCTCTGGCGCCGAAACGGCCTGCGCTGGCCCATTCGTGAGAGCCCGCATATCCGACCTGGCAGGCGTGCCTGCTCCCACGCCAACTCCCGCCCCCGTGTGGGACGGGGTGAGCTTCCCTGGTCGTGATGCTTTCCGCACCGGCAAGAGCCATCCGGCCGTCACGACGCTAGATAAGCGTCTCATCGCTCACGGGTTTGTGTGGTATCACGACGGCGACGGTTACCAGGCCGGCCCGACATTCACGTCGTACACCCGAAAGAACGTGCAAGCGTTCCAATTCTCACAAGGGTGGGTTGGTTCGAGCGCCGACGGTTATCCCGGCCCGGAAACGTGGAAACGGCTCATGGCGCCGGCTGCCTACAGGCCGCCGGCATTCCCTCGGGGAATCGGCCCGGGCAAGCGAGTTCCGTGCGCGATTACCCTACAGAGGGCCTTGCAAAAGGCGGGATACATGCCCGCCTCTGTCGCCGTGAATTGCAACTATGGCCCGCAGACCCAAAAGGCCGTAGCGCGATTCCACAACGCCAATACCCGATTTAGGTCCCGTGGAGTTTCTTGGGACATCAGAATTGGGCCTCTCGGCTGGAATCACCTATTTGCGGAAGCCTACGGAGGGGCAAGGTAGCTGTGAGGAGGCCCTGGCGGGCCGCCGCGTACCTGCCCAACCCTGCAGGCCGGCCGGTGTCAGGTGGGCGAACGTCCGCCGTGACGCTGGCCGGCCTCGCGCGGTGGGTGCAAGACAAGCGCGCCCGTGGGTGGACTGTGAAGGTCTGGCAGGTACTACCGCTCGAAAGGGAGGACCGATGACGAACCCGATCCTGTGGATGGCGTTTGGGGCGATGCTCGCGGGCCTGGTCGTGATTGTGGCCGGCCTGGTGGGCGGCCTGGTGGCCCGATGGTGGCGGCGGGGGCAGCAGGAGGACGCCACGGCCGGCACGGCCGGCTGGGAACTGGTGGAGTGGTGAGCAAGCCGACGCGTTGCTACTGGTGCGGACGGTTCGGCGGCCGTCTCGTCCGTTACCAGCTATGGAAAACGACGCCGGTGTACGTCCGCAACCTGTGCCCCGACTGCGAGGAGGACGCCGCTACCGGCCCCGAGGCGTGGGCAGAGGAGGCCGAGGGGCGGCCCTAGCACGACGCAAGAGCGGTGGACCCGTGGTGCGTCCCGCGCGGCCCTGAGCAGACGCGGAGAAAGCTAGGGCTGGGCGGGGGAACACACGGCAACCAGTACCGCAAGGTAGCGCGACACGCCCGGGCGCGTGCCTTGGGTCCAGCCTGCCTGGAAGTGGCAGCTTTGCCAAGACCGACCATATCCAGCCAACCCGAGAGACCGTGCCCACAAGCGCAGCGAGGACAGCGCCACAGGCGCCGTATTCGCCGCACAGGCCCGGGAGGCACACGGACCACAGGGGAGGTCTCCACCCCGACTCGACTGTCTGTGGCCCGCGCCACTCGGGCCGGGCTCTACTGCAGCAATGACGAGGGACTGGCCTGGCAGCGCGCTACCATCGACGGCATGACCATGCCAGCGCAGAAGGCCAAGACATCGGCCCGCGGCTACGGCGCTCACCACCAGCAACTACGGCGAGCCGTGGCCGCGGACGTGGCCGCCGGCCTCGCAGTCTGCGCCCGGTGCCACGGCAAGATCACACCGGGCCACGCGTGGGACCTCGACCACGACGACGACCGCCGCAGCTACCTCGGGCCGTCGCACGCATCGTGCAATCGTCAGCATGGGCAACAGAAAGCGCAGGAGCAAATCGCGATGCAACTCGCGATCCCAGGCGCGCCGCGGCCGGCGCGGAAAGTTCCGAACTTACCCGCCCCCGGTATGACCCTGGCCGTCACGACGCTAGATAAGCGTCTCATCGCTCACGGGTTTGTGTGGTATCACGACGGCGACGGTTACCAGGCCGGCCCGACATTCACGTCGTACACCCGAAAGAA